TGGCGGTCGTTGCAACGTCAGCATTGGTCAGCACAACGTCAGCATTGGTTGATACCACATCGGCATTGGTCAACACCAAGTCTGCTGCGGTGTCAATTGTATCTTGATTGGTCGCCACTAGGTCTGCTGCGGTGTCAATTGTATCTTGATTGGTCGCAACGAGGTCTGCGGCGGTGTCGAGCGTATCTTGGTTGGTTGCAACTAGGTCTGCTGCGGTGTCGAGGGCATCCTGAGCGGTGCTTGTGGCGTCCGCTGCGGTGTCGATTGTGTCTTGATTAGTCGCCACTAGGTCTGCTGCGGTGTCAATTGTATCTTGATTAGTTGCAATGAGGTCTGCCGCAACTGCAATCCGGTCAAGTCCGGTCTGTACCTTGTCGGCCTCTGCGGAGACGACATCGGCATGTGTTAGTACAACGTCTGCGTGTGTCAAGACCACATCGGCGTGTGTCAGAACAACGTCAGCATTGGTTAGTATTAGATCAGCGTTGGTTTCAGCGGCGGCTGCTTCTGTGGCAATGCGGTCTGCGTCAACGGCATCACGAATGATTGCAAAGTCATTAAGGGTTGCGGAGTCATTGGAAGCACCAGTGCCGCCATCCCCTCTAAATATACTCATAGTAGCTCCTGATGATAACAAAAAGGGGAACTACGGCTTGTGCCATAGTTCCCCATAGTTTACTGCCTTGGAACTCTAGTCCGGTACAACCATCATGAATCCTGATTCTGGACGAGCTACCTTTGTACCATAGATACGGTCAGAGGTTAACAATGTTCCCAAGAATTCTTGCTTGTACTGAACCTGCGAACGGATACCCTTCTGCTCTGCAAGAACAATTGAGTCCTTGTGTGCAAGCATCAAACCACGGCCTACCGCCGAACCCGCACCGTTCTCTGCTGCGGTTTCAATTATTGGACAGTTAGATGAAACAAAGATATCAACACCGTAGAGGTTACCGATCTTACCGTTAGTTACAACGGAACCACTAACGAAGTCACTAGACACATACCGATCAATGCCCATGATTGTGTTACGAACCGAAGGAGGAATGACCAAGAAACGACCAGACATTGGTACGTCATTATCATCCAACTTCTGAATCATGTTACGCAAGAATGCATCGGTAAATACGTCAGCCGCAAGTAATGCGTCTTCTGCCCAAGCAACCGCTGGGCCGCTGCCGCCATCATTGTAGAATACGGCATCTGAAACCCAATCAGCAGGTGCAGGTGCAGCAACGTACCCGCCAGTGCCAAACTCTGTACCACGGTTGAACAGGTTGTCATCAACGATCTTAGACATGGCATAGCCGGCGTCTTCGGTGTAGAATCGACGTAAAGAAGTCTGAGCTTGAGTTTCCGCAAAGTCTTCAATCATACGTGAGTATTCAAAGTGCTGATCCACAACGATACTTAGCTGCGTGTCAGAATGCTCTTGAATTGTTACCGCTGTACTAGCGGCCTTGGCAGTTGCCGCGCCACGGACGGGCTTAGGGATGTACATTGTATCACCCTTCTTGCCAACCATTGACATCTTACGAACTAGAGGTGCAAGCACCAAGTTCTTTTGGTATGCCGCAAGTATTTCATCCGACCATATGGCGGGGATAAAGTTTGCTGCGTCTGATGCCGTTACCGTGCCATCTTGATTTGGATATACTGAATTAGCCATCGTGTTACTTCCTATTTAATTAATGAGTGGTTTATTTGACCCTTCCTTCGGCATAGGCTTGCATGATTTCATCTGCATTGGCTTCGTACCTGTCGGGGTCGGTGTTCATAAGGTTAATCAAGTCTGATCGTCTATAGATTTTTCTTGAAGTTTCACCAGTTCCTCTGGATGATCCGGTTGAGGCTCGTTTGATTGCGTCTTTACGTTGTGCCTTCTCAAGCTCAACGGTCTGTGCAACGATTCCCTTGCGTTCCTTCCAGTTACTTAGAAGTTCATCGGCGGCCTCTGGGTCAAACCCCGAGTCTGCTTGCTGATATAGAGAAGTTCTTATCTTGGAAGCCTTTATCCATTCTGCGAAGGCAACGTCTTTAACGATGTCGTGCATGTCGGGGTGCTTCTGCTGAACTAAACTGACTGCGCTCTGCCTACGATAATCGTCGCTGACTTGTTGAGCTTCTCGAATCTTTGGGTGCCTGTCAATTGCTCGTGCAACTGCCTTGTCTGGGTCGTCAAAGAAATCAAGTGCCTCTTCTTCTGGCTCTGGTTCTTTTGATTTAAGTTGATTCTTGATGTACGAGTCCACAACCCCTCTAAGTTCTCCCACCTCGGAACTTTGCTTACCTACGAGTTGTTCGGCCTCTTGGTGCATCCTAACAACATCTGCTATGGATTTACCGGCGTACTTCTCTGGTACTGCGTCCTCGGTTGGCTCTTCGGCGGCATCGAAGTTTAGCTCCGTTGAAAGCTCTTCGTTTGCCTGTAGTTCGTCTTCAATCAAACTCTCGTCTTCGTCTACTAACATCATACTTGTTGTCCCGTGAGATAAAACTCATTGTCGGTTAGGGTTAACACAACGGAAATCCTAAGATTCTTGTCGTTGCTCTTGTGCTATCTGCTGGTTTCTCCGTTTGTCCCATTGGGCGGCAGCGGTGGGAAAGTCCCCACTTGCACCGTCTAGGATGAAATGACCAGCGGATATAACTATGGTAAGCTCGGCCTCACCGTTGCAATCACAAAGGATTACGTCAAGTGGATTAGCCAAGTGTTCTGAAATTGTGTTGCACGTGGGGCATTGGTAATCGTTGAGGTGCCTCATTCGTAAGTCGCCAGCTCTAGCTGTGCCTCAAGACTGAGGAAGTGATTAACCACTTGGAGTTGTCCCTTGTAGTTGTGGAGCTGTTCTAAGGTCTCAACATTATGGATATTCTCCAACCGTTCCTTGGTCTCCTCCAGATCCGTCATGAGGGATTTCCATCCGGCCCTATGAAAGAGGTCACTAAGGTTCTCTATGTAAAGTTCATCATCTATCATTTAAGTTAGTCCCTTAATGCTTCTGGTTGCTTATACACATAAGTATATCACACTTTACAACTAAAGTCAAGGGTTATTTACCTTTCTTTTCAGTTATTTTCAATTGAAGTGCCGTTATGTCCTTCTGCATGGCCTCCAGTGATAGTTCTTGTGCCTTAAATGCGGCATTTACCTGTATCGCTAGGTCGTTCAGTCGTTTCTCATCGATGTACATAAATTACTCTCTATTGGTTGTGTTGTTCGAGTTTTAACTTGTATTCTTTCTGTTTGTAATACCAGTTGACGAGCATACTTACCACGGCAACGGTACCCATAACAATTGATAGCCACGGGATGTGTCCTGCGGGTGCTACTGCGTCTGCCACTACTGCCACGGTTGCTGCTCCATACGTTGTCGGTGTTGCAAGGTTTGCCACCATCATGCCCTCCAGACCTTCAGTCCAATTGCGGCAAGTACAACGGAATTCACAAGGAACCCGTAGTCCATCCCCAAGGCCTTTAGAGCCACGATACCGTCCAAGGCACCCTGTAGTACCAGTGGGCCGTGATCGAAGCCTAGTGAGGCACTGAGGGAGCCTAAGAGTATCATTAGGATTGGTGCCGTGATGATGATTGTGACGTACTCGTCCTTCCAGCTTTCTTGTTGCGTTTGTACCGCCAAGGATTCCCACTCGGCGTCCGTTAGGGTGATGTTCTGATAACCCTCCTGTTTAGACTGGGCCAACTTTGCGGAGGCACTCTTGACCGCCGCCTTGCCGTCCTGCTTCTTGGAGAAGTATCCGGTCACGCCGCTGATTGCCGATGATATAAGAGTTAGAGGTAGCATTATGTGTACTCCAGCATCATGACGACCTCGCCAGCAACGGTGAAGGGGTTTGTGTCAAGTTACGCTTGGTTTTTATCATCATCTTATCGTCCTCTAAAGTTAAAGCGAAGTCCATTGGACAACGTAAGTCCCGTGGGTTATTGAGTGTGATAGCCCACCGTGTATTGTAAATCCGGTACCCACCACCACATCCTTAACGGAAACAATAATGGGATCGAGAAGTATCTCGTCCACCGAGTGGTCTTCGGTTGCCACCATCTTAATGTTTGCCCTTATGACCGAATCATCGGATATCAAGGGCTGTCCTGTGATTACCGTTGTTGCCGATGAGCTGCCCGTCCCGAAATCTAGGGTGTCTTCGCCCTTGAGACAGACATCCCCGTGAGTGCTTATCAAGTCGAGTACCGTGCGTTCAGAGATACCCACGGACTGGTGCACCACCGTTCCTGCCTGTTGTTGCAGGGAACCTAAAGAACCGGCGTCTAAAACAGACCCATCGGACAACTCGAATGTTAGCATTCCATCAAGATCAACAAGGGCATTCTTGAGTGATACCCCGTCCACACCATCGGTTCCCCGTGCGCCTTGCTTTCCCGTTGCTCCGGTATTGCCCTGTGGCCCAATCTTGCCCACACTGGAAACGCCATCAGTGCCATCCTTGCCATCCTTGCCGTCCTTGCCCGCTGCGCCAGTTTCGCCAACTTCGCCAATGAGGGCGTCCACATCGTTCTTGAGGTTCTCCACCTTCTTGTTCAAGGCCAGTATTAGGACATTGGACATTACTGTGGCATCTCTGGCGGCATACCCTGAGACTGCGTAGGTGGCTGCTGAGGCGACGATTGGCCTTGTATCTGTGCCATAGCATTGGCCTGTTCTTGACGGGCTTCACGGGCATCCTGCTGCTTTACATCGATGGCCTTCTCCCGTAGGTGCATGTCTGCAATCTTTAATCTACGTTCAAACTCCTTGTCGTCCTGCACACCATCATCAAGGTTTGCCGTTGCTGCCTTAATCTTATCAATCTCAAGCCCTGCCGGTATTGCCTTGGCCTCCTCCATGTACTTGAATGCCCTTGCGGAGCTTTCCTTGCCCTGTGAGGCAACCATTTGTGTCTGTGCCTCTTGGAACTTAGCTGCGGCTGCTGCCTGCTCCTGTTGCTGCTTCTGTGAGGCCTCGTCAGGTTCTTGCATCTTAACGACCTGCGCCAGTAGCTCCTCACGGTTGGATATGTTCATGTTTTCAATGACGCTGCCAATGAGAGGTAGGTACATTGGTGAGTCCGTACCCATCGTTTGTAATAACTGGACGAGCTGGGTGACCTCATACTCTCTCGCCATGATTCCCAACGAGCTGGATGCGGTAAACTTGTAGTCATAGACCGGATACTCCTCCGGCTCAAACTGCATGTATCTCCAAGCGGCCTTTGCCACGAAGGGCAGTAGAAAACCATCCTGAAAGTTAAGTAATGTTCTCTTGTGACGTTTAATCACGGCACCCAGTGACATTGAGATGCCAGCGGCGGTTGATTCACCGTTAACGGCACCACTAATGCCGGATGCGTCGACCGCTCCGGTAGATTGTTGCACCATTTCTTGTAGAGCGGAGGCCTGAGCGAATGTTATCTGGTTTACCTGTCCAAAATTGAACGGTTGTAGTATCTCCGCCGGATTACCATTGGTCAACAGAAGTTTACCTGCCTTGATCTCCGGTTTTGTACCACGGGGAATCCTTGTGGCGTCAATTGCCATCATTGGATGTACCGTTAGGGCCAGTGCGTCAATTCGTGCGCGTAGCTCGGCGTCCAGTGCCTTCTGTGAGTTGTAACCCTTCTCACATACGCCCCTTCCCCAGAATCTTGAGGGTACGGTGTCCCATGAAAAGCCGAGGATGTTCCGGTCTTGCATCATGTATGGGTTTGCAATGGCCTTCAAGAG